TGGCGGTCTGCGGTCGGCTGGGTTTCCGCGTTTCGCCGGCGAGCAGACCTACGAGGCGGCGGCCGACATTACCGCGCTGGCCGACCACCCGGACAACCCGCGCATGGGCGACGACCAGGCGGTGGCTGACTCCATCGCGGCTAACGGCTGGTACGGCGTCATCCTGGCGCAGACCTCGACGCGCCGGGTGCTGGCCGGGCACACCCGCCGCCGTGACTTGCTGGCGGGCGGGGCCACCCGCGCCCCGGTGCTGTGGCTCGACGTGGACGACGACACGGCGCGCCGCATCCTGGTGGCCGACAACCGCACCGCTGAGCTGGCCAGCTGGGATGACGAGAAGCTGCTGCAGCTGCTGGACGGCGCGACCGAGCGCGACCTGGCCGGCATGGGCTTCACCGCCGACGCGCTGGCCGCGCTGGCCGCCGACATGGGCGATGTGCCGGACCAGCGCGAGGACGACCCGGACCCGGCAGCGCGCCGGCGCACCATGCTGGCCCGCTACGAAGACGGCGCGGCCCGCCAGATGGTGCTGGTGTGGCCGCGCGCCGAGTACGACGAGATTGTGGTCCAGCTGGAACATCTGCGGCAGGCGGCCGGCGCGGAGACGTTCGCGGCGGTGGTGGGCCAGCTGGTGCGGGACGCGGCGGCGGCGGCTGATGCTGAGTGAGCTGACCGTGGCGCGTGACACGGTGGACCTGGCCGCCTACCGGGGCAAGCCGGTGACCGCCACCGGGCTGCGCGAGCTGCCGCCGGACACGCTGGTGCGGACCCGCGACGGCGAGGTACTGCTGGCCTACCTGCAGCTGTGGAAGCCAGCCGACCCGCTGGCGCGGCGGCTGCGCGAGGCGCTGGCCAACGTGCGGGTGGCGCGCACCTTCCGGGCCAGTTCGGGCAGCTGGCAGAACAGCGCCTACTTCGGCGCGCAGCCCCGGCAGGGCGGCACCACGCACGACTACTGCCGGGCCGGCGAGCTGGACAAGCAATCGCCTGCCGCCACGGCGGTGCTGTACCAGGTGGCGGCCGAGCTGGAGCGCCGGTACTGGCAGCTGGCCCCGGCCACCTACGCGCACCACGCCGCGCAGGCCGAGCGGATACGCGCCGCGTGGCGGCCCGCCGGGCTGCGCGTGTTCACCGGCGGCGTGGTCAACCGGGACAACCCGATCACCTGGCACCGCGACCGGGGCAACTTCGCGCACACCTGGTCGGCCATGCCGGTGGTGCGGGCGGGCATGGCGGGCGGCGCGCTGGCGGTGCCTGAGCTCGGCCTGGTGCTGCCGTGCGACGACGGCACGGCGGTGTTCTTCGACGGCCAGTCGCTGATCCACGGCGTGACGCCGATGCGCCGCACGGCACGCGGCGGGCACCGGCACAGCGTGGTGTTCTACGCGGTGCAGCGGCTGTGGCAGTGCCTAGAACCGGGTGACGAAATCGGAAGGATGCAGGCCAGCCGCACCGAGCGCGAATACCGCCGCGCGACCGGCGGCGGCCCGCTCATGGACGCCGGGCAGCGGCAGCGGCTGGGGCGGCCATGACTGACCTGGTGACGTGCATCATCTCCAGCGGGCGGGCGCACCGGGTGCCCGCCATGGCCAGGCACGCCGCCGGGCTGGGCGCGGTCTGGGTGGTGCCGCGCGGCCAGGAGGCCGACTACCGGCGGGCCGGCGCGCTGCGCGTGGAAGCGGTGCCCGGCAACCTGCCCGCGCAGCGCAACTACGCGCTCGACCGGGCCGCCGCCGCCGGGGCGTGGTGCGTGCAGCTGGACGACGACCTGCGCAGCCTGAACCACAAGCGCGGTGACCGCGCAGTGGCGGTGCCGGTGGCGGCGGCGGTGCGGGCCATCGCGCAGTCGATGGAGGCCACCGGGGCGCGGCTGGGCGGTGTCGCGCCCACCGCGAACGCCTACTTCAGCCGCCGCGAGCTGACAGCGTGGGGCTTCGTGCGGGGCGCGCTGTGCGTGCTGGTGCCCGGCCCCGAACGCTACGATCTGGACATGCCGCTGAAGTCCGACTGGGACATGTGCTGCCAGCACCTGGCCGCCTACGGCAAGCTGGCCCGCCGCGACGATCTGCTGGCCGACTTCGCGGTGCGGGCCGGCGCGGGCGGCTGCGTCGCGTACCGCACCGCCGCGCTGGAGCAGCTGATGTGCGACCGGCTGCTGGCCCGCTGGCCCGCGCTGCTGCGCCCGCACCCGCGCCGCGCGCATGAGCTTGCGCTGCTGCCCCGGCCGAAGCCGGCAGCGGCCGGCGTGGATCTGAGCAAGTACAATCCCGCCGGCAACGACAGGTTCGCCTAATGGGCAGGCGCGGCCCGGCCCCGGTGCCCACCCGGCTGAAGGTGCTGCACGGCGAGACCCGCCCGAGCCGCATAGGCGGCGCTGAGCCGGTGCCGCGCGCCGCGCTGCCGGTGCCGCCCGCCTGGCTTGCCGCGCCCGCACGCGCCGTGTGGGACCGCACCGTGGCCGAGCTGAGCGCCATGGGCATGGCGCACGCCGCCGACACCGACAGCCTGGTGGTGTACTGCACGGCGGTGGTGAACCACGCGCGGGCGCAGCAGTTGCTTGACACCACCGGCCCGCTGATCAAGGGCGTGGAGGGCGGCGTGGTGCGCAGCCCGGCGGTGGCGATCGTGAACGCGGCGGCGGTGATCGTCAACAAGTACGCGCGGGAGTTCGGGCTGACGCCCAGCGCCCGCGTGAACCTCGGCCGTCAGCAGGCCGAATTGCCCCGCGCGCGCGACCTGGCCGACCGGCTATTGTCGTAGCGCGGCCCGGCACGCCGGGCAGGGGTCGCAAAATGCCCCGGTGCCTGGTGGCACCGGGGCGCTTGCGCCCGGTGGGTTACTTGCCGGCCGGGGCGGCCTTCGCGGCCTTGCTGGCGGCGGCCTTCGCGGCGGCCTGGTGGCCGCTGCACCAGGTGGCCAGCCCGGCCTCGCTGCCCAGCGCCAGCCGCTCGGTGCGGCTGGCGGCCGGGTGCAGCTTGCCGTGCGCGTTGCACCGCACCTGCCACGCCGGGGCGCTGGCGGTGGTGTTGTCAGGCAGCTTCATGAGCAGGTCAGCGGCCTGCTTCGCGTACCGCACCACGTACCCGGCCACAGCCTGGCCGGCGTACTTGCCGTCACCCGCCGCAGCGGCGGGCGCGGGCACGGCGCGCGGCGTGCGTGCCTTAGGCGCGGCCTTGCCGGTGGTGGCCTTGCCGGTGGCCTTGCCGGCGGCCTTAGGGGCCGCCGTGCGCCGCCCGACGGGCGCGGCCTTGCCGGCGGGCGCGGCCTTGCCGTTACCGGCCTTAGGGGCCAGCGTGCGGGCGGTGCCGCGCGCTGTGGCGGCGGCCCGGTTGGCCTTGTCGGTGGCCGGGTTCCCGGTCTTCGCGGCTGGGTTGCCGGTCGCGGCCTTGCCTGCCTCCGCAGCCTTCGCGGCGGCGGTGGCGGTGGTGTTCTCAGTCATGGTGGTTCCTTCCGGTGGCGGGGCCGCCCCGTGCGGCCCGCTGTCTATTGTCTTGCACTGACGTGCAACACCGCAGGTCACAGCGGTTATTTCGCCCCTGATTTCACCTGTGAATACGCGGCTAGAATAGCGTGACCGGCCCCGCGCCCGGCCGCATGGATTGGTGGTTCCTTCCTCGGCTGCCGGTGCGGGGCCGGCCGGGACGCGCGGCGTGGACTCGGTGGGTGTCGTCCGCGTGCTGCCGCGCTGGCGGGTAGGCGTGGCACGATGGCCGCATGCCGCCCGACCGGCGGCGGTTCCCGCCGTGCCGCCGCGTATTCGATGGCCAGCTGTGCCGGCGGCGCGGCGAGCATCTGTGCGAGCCGCGCGTGGCGCACGTGCTGGCGTTCTTCCGCGAGCTGCTGGTGCACACCAAAGGCGACTGGGCGCGGCGCGCGTTCATCCCCGCGCCGTGGGAGCGCGACGAAGTGCTGGTGCCGCTGTTCGGCACGGTCGAATGGTCGCCGGAATGGCACCGCTACATCAGGCGCTACCGGGAGCTGTACCTGAGCACCGGCCGGAAGAACGGCAAATCCGAGCTGATCGCGGGCATCACGCTGTACCTGCTCGTCGCCGATGACGAGGATGGCGCGGAGCTCTACGGGCTGGCGCTGGACAAGGACCAGGCGGGCTACGTGTACCGGGCGGCGGCCCGGATGGTGGAGCTGAGCCCGCCGCTGGCGCGGCGGCTGCACGTGCTGCGCGGCGTGGCGCGCATCACCGACGACTCCACGGCGTCGTACTTCACGGTGGCGGCGGGCGACGCGCCCGGCGCGCTGGGCGCTGGC